CTTTCCCAATGATGCAATATCACCACTTACAGATGTATTAGCAACACTCAAATTATTTAAGTTTACCAACTTTCCCAATGATGCAATATCACCACTTACAGATGTATTAGCAAAAATGATTTTTTTTAACTCTGCACAATAAATTAAATTTGACAAGTCAAAATCTTTGAATTTATTTGAAAAGTCCTCTTTGCCAGACGCTGTTATGTTGTCATAGTTTCTTAAATCTGTAATATTATATTTATCTATAACTGAAATTTCTACATCATTGTTGCTAACAAAATAAAGCCCGCTATTATTGGCATCTATTGTTAAAGTATTACCTTTGTTTTCTGTAAGGTTTTTATCTGTAAAAAAGCCACCACCATTTATTTTTAATGTAGTCGGCTTATTTACGGCTATATAGAAATTTTGTGTATTACTTGTTGGATTTACAACTTTGTTAAACTTAAATTTAACTTCTCCCAACTTTAGTAATGAGTCGTTATCGACTATACCATTAAGTCTTGTTACTAAACATTTCATATTTCTAATTATTTATAAATTAAACACTATATTCCATTTGAGAATCCATTAATTCAATCTTTCTTTCTACCCATTTTGATATTCTATATATACTATCATAGCGTCCACCTTCGTGAGGATAGTTTTCATAAAAACCAGTAAATGGTGTATTTAAAAGTTTGTCGCTTCTAGAACTATCTTCACTGATGGTTACTGTTATAGATTTCCCATCAGGAACCTTAAATTGAAAGAAATTAGAATATCCATCATATACAGTATCACCTGCATTATATGTTTTTGCTTGTACAGAAACTAATTCCCACCACTCTGAATTATCATCAGTTGGTAGATGATTTATATTGTTATCTACTATAGATTTATAAACTTTTCTTTCAAATTTAATCAAACTTCCTTTTGTGTAGGACTTTGCATTTGACCAATTTGTAGCAGAGTCATTGAAAGTTATGTAATTTGAACCTATCAACACCCATTCTGTATTTAACAGACTGTCTCTGTTTGAAGGACTTTCACTCCACTTCTTTACTTCAAGTTTGTAATATTCAGAACCGACTCTGTTTACCCAATCAAGATATTCTTTGAATATGGCATTATAAGAGAATACACCTTTTTGTCTAAGTTCGGCATACCGCTTTTTCATATCATCCAAATAATATTTCCAGATGTATGAATATGGAGTATTCGTATTCTTTCCTAAAGTTGTTTCATGTGCCATCTGATTAGTAAAACCGATGGTAGAATCACATCCAAAAGTTTCATCCATATCATAAGGGTTAGGATTCCATCTAAGCAGAGAATTAACAACTCCCCATGTTGTCCATTGTGTGTTCTTATTTACACTATCTGTATCTTGAAGCAAACACATAACCAGGACGTAGTCTATAATCCATTTTACACCAAAACGCTTCTCTATTTCTCTTTTAAGAGTAGCAAGAGCTTCTTCTTCCCCCAACTTCTTCTTAACAGCTTCATAGTAAGCATTTTCATATACCTTTAAATCTTTCATATAGTTACTGAGAGCAACTATATTCTGCTTAACCTCTGCACTTTTTTTATGACTTTCGTTATTCTCATCATAATTTGGATTTATAGTTTCTCCATCGGACAGATATTTTCCCATTAATTCTTTAGGAGAATCGCCATCATACTTGTTCCCATCCATATCATACAATTTCCATTTCTTAGGCTTTGGATTTCTTATCTCCATAAGATTCCAATCAATAATTCCATTGAAGAGATTTACATAAGAGTTACCATCCAGGTGAATATTTGTTGTAGATTCCTTATCCATAAAATAATTATCTCTATGTTTCTTCAACTGAAAAGAGAAAATACCCCAAAAAGTATTATTCAAATATACTGCGCATGGAAATCCATCAGGCACACATCTAGCTTCAAATGCGTTGTTTTGTCTAAAGTTGGAATTTGTCACATTTGCTCCATTATCCGGGAACTTACCTGCAAGATAGTCTTTATACGGTCTATCTTCTGTAAACTTATATGTATGGCACATTTTATCCCATATCTTATAAGAAACAGGACATTCATTTTTATAAAAAGAGCAATAAAATGCCTTTAAGTGGAAGCTGTCTTGAACAATCCAATTACCTATTTTCACTGATGTTGTATCATCGCCCACCCATTCATCTTCACAAAAATCTACAGCTGTGTTCGGCTTCTTATGCATCATTGAAGAGTTGCCTTGTGCATTGAGAATAGCATGCTTCTTGAAGTAGTTACCCTGCATATCCCAAAACTCCAAGAATGCCTTCTTGTTCTGTGTCTTGGTGGTAGGCATACTGTCGATGTTAGTGATATTAATAATAGCAAATCTTGGCTCTGGAATTTGAATAAAACTACTTTCACTCCAATCAACAGGTGTTTTTATATCAAAACCATTTGTTTTCAGAGCATCTTGGATATTGTTCACACTATTGCCTTGTAGATTGATATTAGATACATCAAGGTTTGTAACTTGCATATCATGCTCATGTTTCTTTCCTTGTGAGTCACGATAAGACATAACCTTATCATCTGCATCTGTTGTAATCTCCGTTCTTCCCTCTAGGTCTTCTATTGTTCTCTTAGCATCTGCTACATTTGAATCAATGAGAGATTTTCCTTCTTTCTTATCAACCTTAGCATCAATGGTCTCTGATTTCAAGTTATGAGAATAGTGACTACCATCATTATAAGTAGCAGACAGAACCTTTCCGTCTGCATCTTTCTCAACTGCCATATACTCAGGATTCTCCTGCAAAGAGAAGACATCAAGGAGTTCTTTGAGATTGGTGTCTATTGTACCTACCTTCTCCTGCAATGATGTAAGGTCTGATTGTAGCTGAGAGATAACTTTCTTCAAGGCATTGACTGCATGGATTTCGCCAATGATTTCTCCGTCTCTTCTGATACCAAAAACCACCTTATCATCTGCATCAAGCCAAGCAGCAAAGTATTCCTTATTCTGAATGACATGATACATTTCATTGAGAGGATAATATGGCTCGCCAGTTGCTCTGTAGAAGCCAAAGAGAACCTTATTATCTGAATCCACTAGAGCTTGGAGGAACTCTTCGTTCTCAATTATTCTAAATGGAGTATCTAGAACATTACCTTCCTCATCCTTGATTGTTGTCTTATCAAGGTTCTTTGCAACATTCTCAAGATTAGTCAAAATGCCAGCAAGAGTCTCTGTATTCTCTATATCAGCAAAGAACTTCTTCAACTCATTCATGGTGTCAATGACATTGGTTGTGTCCCCATCACCCAAGATGATTGCTACTTTCTCTGCAAGAAGAGTTACTTGTGACTGCAATCTGTCCTCTACTTCGCTTGTCTTACCAAACTTTGGAGTACCATCCCACTGAATACCAAAGAGAAGTTTATCTTCTGCATCTACCTTGGCAAAGATAAATTCCTCGTTCTGAATATAACGAAAAGGGAGAGCAGATTGAGAGACAACTTTATCCTCTGAATCACCAAACTCTTGGACGATATTTTCCTTGTTGAACTTCTTGCTTGCAAGTTCATCAATGGCTCCCTGTGCAGTTACAGAATCAAGACCACTCTCTGTATTCTCGTATGTTACTGCTGAGGCTTGGCTTGCACCACCACTTGCGGAAATGTCCTTGATAGCTTTCTCCATCTGAGTACTGCGAGTCTGCAACAATGAAATATCACCATCGTTGGCGGTGATTTGCTGCTGCTTATCGTTAATCTGAGACTGGAGGTCTGTGTCCTTCTCTTTCAGTTGCTTGACAGACTTATCTACATCTTGGATCATCTGACTTAAATCATCAGGAAGACCAGTGGCGGCTTGAATGGTTTTGCGAAGCTCTGGATCGAACTTCTCAATGCCAAGCGTATCGTCTGCTACCTTTTCATTTGTGACTGAGCCGTCTTTGATTTTTTCCGTAGTTACAGACTCGTTGGCGAAATGCTTGTTCTCCAAGGATGCCTCACGAACTACTCTGCCATCAACCGACTGGTTGCCAAGTTTCGTGTTTGTAATAGCTCTCTCCTCTACCTTCTCAGTTGTTACAGCCCGGTCGTTGAGCTTCTCGGTGATGATAGCCTTATCCTTAACCTTATCGTAGGTGACAGCCTCAGGAGAAAGTTTGGAGTTATCAACTGCGCCATCATTCAACTTATCCGTGGTTACTGCTTTGTTGTTGATTTTTTCGGTCTCTACGGATGAGTCGGCAAGTTTGGAGGTGGTGATGTTGGCATCTGCTACCTTGTCGGTGGTGACGGATGCGGCATTCAGTTTATCGGTGGTTACCGATTCGTTCTCCAATTTCTCGGTAGTTACGGCTTTGTCGGCAATCTGCGTAGTTCCGAGTTGGTCGGTCTTGTTGACCTTCTCGTCAAGAAGCTCCTTGGTGGATTTGCCCGAACTCTCATCCTTGATATACTTAGTGTATGTCAAGGTCTCATCGGCTCTTCCACTTACGAGCGTGTTGTTGTATTTTACTTCTTCTGCCATGTTATTTTAATTTAGCGTTATATGTATATTCTCCTGCTTTCAATTCATCTGACCAATAATAGTATATATCTCCTACCTTAGTAGAGTTGAGATTTGCCGTGAACCCTGACTGAGTGAAGATAACAGGAACACGACTGGCAAACCAGATATATGGCTTGTCCTTGGTGGTGGTGATGGTGATAGACTTATCAACCATGTCACCCACAACCTTGGTTAGGTCATCCATATTGAACTGGCACATGTTCTTGGCAGCGGTTGCTCCGTAATAGTAGATATTATCATCGCCATTCGCCATGATGCTTACGTAGCCTGATACGGCTGGAATCTCAATCTTACCATCCTTGTAAGCATCTCTTGTGATGTCGGCTCCATCCATGACTACTTTCACTAAACCGATATTGAATCCTTCGGCAGGAGTAAGAGTTGCTTCAAATTTCTCACCCAACTTCAATGTAGCAGGAGTAGAGGAGAGGGTAACATCATCCAAGGAATAGACGAATGTACAATCAGACTGATTCTTGGTGACCATATAATATCGAAGGTCGAACATTCCAACCGTCTCACCTTGGAAGACTCCTACGGGAACTTTCACCCTTTGATTGGTCTCTATGATCTGCAAGATGTTTCGCTCCACACTCTTCATCGCATAACCCTCATAAGTCCACGAAACGGCTACATTGTAGTTTCCAATTTCCAAGGTGGATGGAATATTGCATACCAGCACATTATGCTCGATGCCACCGATAGAAGTAGGAACGATGATGGAATCATCGAAGCAGCATTGCAGTTCCACCTTGATATCGGATGCTTGTGTCATATCGAAGTCAACCAAACGGTTGAACTCCTTAGACATTTCCATCTTCCGCACCAAGATATGAAGCTTGAAAGCATTTCCTTGTACTATTTTATAAATCATATTTTGATACACATTATTAATAATAGCGCAAAGATAGGCAGAATTTTCTCTACCTATCTCTTATCCATTAACTTTTGGGCATTAAATCAAGCCCTTCCATCTGAGGAACTTGCGCTTGCGGATGCGCTTTCCTCTCTCGCTCTTGCAGTTGGTATGATAGACACAATCACGGAAGAGGTCTCTCGACTTCATATCCTTATCTACCAGTTTTGTCTTCTTGAAAGCCTCGAAGAGGGGGCGGTTCATAATCATCAGGTTGCCCTTCTCCGTAGGTAGGACAAAGTAGATTTCACCCTTGTTCTTCTTGGCTGCATAGTCTGCCTTAGCCGTAGCTTGGCGGTACATAATCTCGCATTTGATGCGCTTGAAAATCTTAGTAATCTTCATAATCGTATAATTAAAGTTGAAACTATATGATGGTTGCTGCCGAAACAGAAACCTTTTTTCTCATTACCCTAGTCTGATACAGAACCATCTTAGGCATTTTCATTTCATTGAAGCAGATATGGAGTCCAATAGCTCTTGTCATGAGCAAATCATCGTGCTTGCCATCAATGGCTCCGTATGCTCCATTCTTCTTGCGCTCGTAGGTAAGGAACTCGTTCAGGCATCGCTGGTCTCGTTCAACGTATAGATGCTCTCTGACTACCTGAACCAGTACAGAGATAACCATTGGCTTGGTTGCTACATTGGTATGGAATCCGTACTTGCGTGGAACACCTTCCTTAATGTCTGCTTCACTCTGTTTGCGTGCATAGAGATTGTCATATACATCCTTGATTTGATTCAGGATGAACTCAGACTGATCACCACCTTCCAAGATATGTTCCTTGTCTTTCGTCTCCAAGGTGTTGGATTCAATCACCAAGAGGGCATTATCATAGAACTTGGCTATCTGTGCTGCTTTCCAAGCCAGCAAGTCCATATCAATATGCCCATACCATTGGGCTACCACATACGGCTTGCCACCTTCCATCATCCAGTATCGGTCAAAGACACAGATAACAGACCAGTCAGCCTTACTACCTCTACCACCAATATCCACTACAACCAAATATCGGTTGGTCACCTTGCAATCGTCAAAGTACTCCGGCTTGCTCCATATCCACAACTGCCCAGTCTTGTCTTCCGTGAATCGCACGTTCTGTAGGCACTTCTTGCCCTTGTAACCATCACCATAAACATCACCGATAAACTTAGGTGATCGGCAACCTTTCTTGAACTGGTCAACCTTCTCCTCAGCAAATACCTTGGCTCCTGAGTGCTTGAATGCCTCAACTGGGCCAGATGGGAATCCGCTAGCCATATCTCCATGGTCTGTGAACTTCTTGCGCTCCACAATATACCAGTTGATGGCTTCCAAAGGTGCTCCCATCTGCCACAATTTCCAAAGGTATGTACCCGGCTCATCACGGTTAGACATTGTGTTGGTGTTGTTGCGGTTGTCGTATAACCATTTGGCAAACTCCTCCTTCTTTTTCTTGCTTTCAAAGTCAAGATGGTAGAGGTCGTAAATCTCAAACCAAGGAACGAAGAACGGCTCAAATACTGATTCACCTTTCTCTGCTGCCAGCCATTCCTGATGGAAGAAGTTGCCAGTACCATTGGCGGTTGACTCATATACAATCATGGTGTATGGTCTGTAGAGCACACCATTGGTTGCATTCTGAACAACTTGCTCAGGAGACTTGCCTTCTGTCTTCTCCCACAATCCTACCTCAGAACAATGGATGAGGTTGTAATCTTCACCATTGGCGGAAGTCGGATTCTGCATAGAACCTACCTTGATTTTGCAGAATCGCTGAGGAACCTTCTTCACGTTGCCGGATGTACCAAATCCTACAAACTTAGGCTCGTTCTCAGAATAGGCTTCTCCCATTTCGTGCAGGAACTTGGTCGGAAATTCCTTCAACGCTTCATCAAACATTCCTCGGATGGTTTCTGCCGTGTCCTTGACCTGAGCGATGATGAGCGAGTTGAGACCCTTCTGCCACATAATTTGCAGCCAAAGGAAGTACATCTGAATGACCGTTGAACCTCCCCATTGTCGGGCTTTCAGCAGGATGAGTCGGATAGGGCGGTTCTTCTTTCTTCTCTCTTCCAGCCACCTGAGCAGTCTGCGCTGCGGTCTTCTCAGTACAAAACGGAAGGGGAGACCTCCACCTTTCGGTTTGATATAGATGAACATGGCGAAGAAGAAGAAGGGGTCGTGCTTCATCCTGATTCGGGTGAACTGCTCCACCAGTTGCTCCATTTCCTCTTCAAGGTTGTATGGCTCATCCATATCCTCATGCAGTTCCTTAATCACCGCCTTGCAGCTACCCAGCTCCAGCAGCATCTTGATGAGCGGAATCTTCTTCATACTCATCGGGAGGTGCTGCTTCTGGATCGGGAAGTCAGGCAGGAAGAGCAGGAATCGCTTATCTCCACAACCTTCACCCTTGATCGGGCTGAAAGGAGTGTTGATTTCCTTGATGCGCTTCTCATTCTCAGTCAGGATGCTCAATACATGTTTGTCTAGTGCATCAGTCAGTTTGGTTTTTATGACTACTTGTCTTGGCATATCGGAGAATTAAGATACCCCCACAACAGACCGACTACATAGCAATAGATGTGGATGCCCACTGCCATGCAAGGAATGAAAAATCCTACACATATATACGTGAGAATGATGATGTTGTATCTCACCTTCTTCTCTACGAATGGGGCGATATATCCCATATAGGCATATACGATACCGCTGAGACCGATGATGGGTACGCTAGAACTGGGGTAATAGCTTACGGCTATGAGATAGAATACCACCATATCTACGATACCGCAAGGTCTGGCTTTCAGGCATTGATGCAGCACCCAAAGGTTGATGGCTGCATGGAAGACGTTCTGATGGAAGAATGGGTATGTAAGTCGGTTCAGCATAGAGCAACCTTCATAGAGACCCATCCCATCATAACCAAGGAATGTGATACACATTATTATAATGTACCCAGCATAACGCGCAATCTTTTTTTTCTTAATTCGTAACATCTTTCCTTCTCCTCCTTTCTCACCTTATGAAGAATCACGTGTATGGATTTCGGAGAAAGATAGAAACTTGGAGCCTCCTGATTGCACACGTAACTAATGGCATCCAACTTGGTGATAGAAGGATGCTGCTTGGTATAATCAATAAATCTGCGGTATATTTCCTGAAACATTTCTCTCTTGGTAGGGTTCATGTTATTCAAGGATTTCCCTTTGATCATCGTCAGAATAACATTGTAAGCCCTGATATCCGAGACCCAAAAACGCTTGCTTGAAGATTGCAGTAATTTCTGCTCAATCTCCAAGAGGCTGATATTGTCTCTTACTGATATGATTTCTTTGTAAGCTCTCAATATGTCAGCGTTTCGCTCTTGTGTAAAGTCACATCGTGATCCTTTATGTTTCATTCTCTTATGATGCAAAGTTACAAAAAAGTATTGAAACAACCAAATTATTCATATACGATTAATTAAAGTTAACGGATAAGATTGATTATAGGCGGAAAAGCATTACTTTTGGGCATTGATTTATAAATTAATACATATATATATGCCTGATAATACAAATACGGAACAGAATGCTGGTGCTGCTGCACAGCAAGCTACGAAGACCAAGAGAGACTTGGCTTTGGAGCGTTTGAAGACTCGTCATCCCGATACCGAGTATGCGGATGATGAAGCTATGTATGGTGCTATCAATGATGATTATGATGCCGACCAGAAGTCTTTGCAAGGTTATAAGGATAAGGAGAAGGCGATGGCAGACTGGATGGGCAGTGATCCTGCTGCGGCTACCTTCCTGCAAGCGATGAAGGCTGGCAAGAGTCCTTATGCAGAATTGATTCGTACCCACGGAGAGGATGCTATCGACTACTACTCTGATCCTGATAATGCTGACGAGATTGCCAATGCTCAGTCTGAGTTTTTGAAGAATGCGTCTGATGGCAAGAAATTGCAGGAGGAGTACGACAAGAATATGCCAGCCAGCTATGCGGTCTTCGACAAGCTGGAGGAAAAGTATGGCGAGGAAGCGGTGAACGAAGCTATCGACCAGTGCTTTCAGACGATGAACAATGTGGTGAAAGGTATCTTCACCGAGGATATGATTACCGCTTTCATCAAGGCGAAGAATCACGATACCGATGTAGCTGATGCTGCTCATGAAGGTGAGGTGCGTGGTAAGAACACCAAGCACATGAAGAACTTGGAACTGCGCAAGAAGGGCGATGGTACTGCCGACCTGGACTCAGCGAATGCCGAGACCAAGAAGACCGACAACCAGCCGGAATTTGGTGCGCTTGGCAGGGTTACCCGAAGAGGAAACATCTGGGAACGTGGAAACGAGAAGCGAACACGCATCCGATAAGATAGAGTTAGATTTATATAATGTTTAATTAATATTTAGGATAATGAAAGTAACAAAAAGTACATTTAATCGACTGTTCTCCATTTTTATTATGGTGATGGCTGTTATTTTTGGTGTCAATGGTCAGGTGCTGATGGCTGAGGCAACTCTCCCTGATGGCGGTACTTCTGAGAGTGGTCACCCTGCGGAAGCAGGCGGTGCTCCTGCTGCTGGCGAAGCTGGCAATGGTGGTGCGGCTCGTCAGAGTGAGGGTATCGCTAACGAAACCAAGGGTCGTGAGCACTTCAACGAGAAGGGTATTGAGTTTTACAACAATGACATCAACGAGAAGATTATCAAGATTCGCCCGATGGCAACACCAGTGGATCAGATTTCCCGTTATGCCACAACCAAGTCGGCAAGCTCCTTTGTTGTTGAGTATTGGAGTATCGGTACTCGTCCTATCCGAACCACAGTAAAAGAGAATACTGAGGCAAGTACTGGTACATCTATGGTATTGAAGGTAGAAGACCCTGAAATGTTTACGCTTGATGATACCATCCGAGTGGTTGGTGTGAAGGCTGTCACTAACTATAAGGGTGTCGCTTATTCAACCATTACTGATGCTCCTACTCCTGATTTGGTGCTCTGTGTGTGCGGTAAGGACACAGAAGGCTATCCTATCGTGTATGCCATTAATGGTAACATGGTCAGCAAACAGCCTATCGGTGTTCCTGCCTTGAAGCAGGGTCAGAAGTTGATTCGTATGGCAAAGAGCTGCGGTGAGCTGGATGTACAGACTGGTCGTTTCAACAACCTTCCTGATTCTGATATTCAGTACTGCCAGAACTTCATGATTCAGGTTGAGCAGAGTACCTTCAATAAGATTGCTGACAAGCGAGTGGATTGGGATTTCTCAGACATCGAGGAGGATAGCATCTATGATATGCGACTTGCCATGGAGGGTTCTTATCTCTTCGGTGATATGGCTTGCATCAAGCATACTACAAAGGATAATTCAGCTCAGTGGTTTACCAAGGGTATCTGGTGGATGGCTGGCAAGGATATTGAGGTAGGTCATATTGCTACTGCCGATGAGATCAAGAAGGGCTACACCAAGAATGAGCGAGTTATCACAGACTTGGAGCTGGTAGATATTTCCAAGGATATGTTTGTCGGTACTGGTATCGGCAACAAGCGCAAGGTGGTTATCGCTGGCTCAGACTTCGTCCGTGCATTCAGTAAGATTGATTCAGACAAGTTCCGCTTGAAGGACACCGTTGAGGTATGGAACTTGAAGTTCAAGAGTTGGGAGACAGATTTCGGTGAGGTATTGATGATTCACTCAGAGTTGTTCGACCTCTTCGGTATGAGTGACTGCGGCTTCGCTCTTGATCCTGAGTTCTTGGTGAAGCGAGTACACTTGTCTTGGACTCGTAACGTTCTCGACTTGAAGAAGGCTGGAATCCGTAACACCGATGCAGTAGTTATTCAGGAGGTTGCTTGTCTGTACTTGAAGTACCCTAAGGCACATGCTCGTATGCGACTTGCCAAGGTTCCTACATCTGAGGCAGAAGAGACCAAGGCTGCTGCTTAATGCAGGGCAAATTCGGCAAATTATTCATTAAATAGAGAGGGGTGTGGGCACTAGCCCCATCCCTTTTTTTCATAACACATATATAATAAGGTATAATCATGTATAAGAAATATCAAGCTGGTACGGATTTGTCGTTCAGCGTTATGGTTGGTAACGAACGAGTGAGAGTTGTCTTCGAGGGCAAGACTATGGGTTGCAGTATCTATGGCACAAGAGACGAGAATTTGCAGAAGGCTATCGAGTCTCATTATTGGTTCAAAGACAAGTTCTTCTTGGTGGAAGCCGTTGACGAGAAGAAGGAAGCTGCCGAAGCCAAGAAGAGAGCGGCTGCCAAGACCAAGAAGAAGGCGGCTGAGGAGAAGAAGACCCATATCGTGACAGACTTTGAGGATGCCAGAGACTATCTGGCTGAGACCTTCGGTGTGAGCCGTTCGAAGTTGAAGACCAAGGAGGACATCTTGTCTATTGCCAAGGAAAAGGGTGTTGAACTAGAAGGACTTGAATAATGAAGAAGTATGCTGTATCTGATTTGGTGAAAGAAGTGAAGGTGCTCTTGGATAGAAACCAAGAGTCTTCCGGCTTGCTGACTCCCGATGATACTGATACGCTCTCTCAGGCAGAACTTATCAAGAGTAAAATCGTAGATGCAGCAAGTATCATTCTTTCTGATGCGCCAGTAGATATGGTGGATGGAATCAAGCTAGACAACATCAGAGTATCTTGGGCATCGAAGAACAATGCTTATGTCGGTACGGTCTATATGCCAGCCGATATGATCAGGCTGCTCAGTGTAAGAGCCAGCGACTGGAACCGCAATGCAGAAATCATCACCGAGAATGATGAAGCCTACAAGTATCAGGGCTGCAAATATGGAGTGAGGGGAAATCCTGACCGACCTATTGCGGCTATCATCCATACCAATGGCGGTAGATACCTAGAGCTATATACGAGCAAATCGAATAGCGTGACGGTTGACTTCACCTATGTGGCTCAGCCGGAAATCATCACGGAAAGCAGTGGTGCAGAGTATATCAATCTACAGAGCAACCTGAAAGGTGCTATCCTCTATATGGCTGGCTATCTTACTTGCGTGAGTATGGGAGATACCGATACTGCGGCTGGGTTATTGGGTGTAGCCAGAAAACTGGCGCATATTGTTGAACCAACAACATCGTAATCATGGCAAAGAAGAAAGAAAAAGCAAAGTTGTTGTCGCTGAGCAAGGTGGTGGACAGAGAGGAACTGGACAGCGTAAAAGCTTCCAAGAACCGATTCGACAAGCCATACGAGCGTGCCTTCTCCATCCTGCTGGAAGCACAACGATACTATAACAATATGGATAACTTCCGAAAGCGTAGGGAGAGAAACAAGCGGTACTGCTATGGAGACCAGTGGGGAGACCTCATTGAAATCGAGAATCGGTGCGGCTTTACCAAGCGTATCAAAGAGGAAGACTATATCCGTGAGCAGGGTAGTGAGCCGTTGAAGAACAACCTGATCCGAAGGCTGGTGAAGAATGTGCTGGGTGTGTATCGCTCCCAAAGCAAGGAACCTACCTGCAATGCGAGGGATAAGGATGAAAAGCGGTATGGCGAAACGATGAGTGTGGTGCTGCAATGCAACCGACAACTGAACCGAGAGACGGAAATGGATGCCCGAACGATGGAGGAGTTCCTGGTCAGCGGTGCGGCTATCTATAAGAAAAAGTATGGATGGCGAAGGGGAAGGTTGGATTGCTGGACAGACTATGTGAATCCGAACAATTTCTTCATAGATAACAATATGAGGGATTTCCGTGGCTGGGATGTTAGCTGCTTGGGCGAGGTTCACGACATTACCATCGGCAATGTTCTGAGAGAATTTGCCAAAACTCCTGCCGAAGCAAGGAAGTTGAAGGAGATTTACCGACTGGCTGCTGACCGAGACTTCGTGATAGCTGACTGCACCCAGCGTTTCGGAGAGTTTGATCCGAAGACCATCGACTTCATGAATCCTGCCAATCCTTCACTCTGCCGAGTGATTGAGGTATGGCGCAAGGAGAGTAAGCCACGCTATCGCTGCCACGACTATAACAATGGTGACGATTTCAAGATTGACATTGAAGATTGTGATGAGATTGTAGATGCAGAGAATAGAGACAGAATAAGGAGAGGTATGGCTGCTGGCATGATGGAAGAGGATATTCCTCAGATAGAAGCCGAGTGGTTTATGGATGATTACTGGCACTTCTACTATCTTTCTCCTTTCGGTGATATTCTTAGAGAAGGTGAGACTCCTTATGCCCACGGAGAGCATCCATACTGCTTCAAGTTCTATCCGTTTATTGATGGCGAGATTCATAGCTTCGTGGAAGATGTGATTGACCAGCAGAGATATGTGAACAGGCTGATCACGATGTACGACTTCATTATGAGGGCGAGTGCCAAGGGTGTACTGCTCTGTCCTGAGGATTGTCTGCCGGATGATATGAGCTGGGATGATTTCTGTGACGAGTGGAGTAGATTCAACGGAGTGGTAAGATACAAGCCGAACAATAGCGGTCAGGTTCCTCAGCAAGTAGCCAATAACTCAACGAACATCGGTATCGGTGACTTGCTCAACTATCAGTTGAAGTTCTTCGAGGATATATCGGGTGTGAATGGTGCGCTGCAGGGTAAACCAGGAGTGTCGGGTACGAGTGGTTCACTCTATGCCCAGCAGACACAGAATGCCACCATGTCGCTGCTTGACATCTTGGAGAGTTTCAGCCAGTTTATCATTGATGGTGCTTACAAGACGGTGAAGAATATGCAGCAGTTCTATGATGTGGCTCGCAACTTCAACATCGTTGGCAGGGCAGGACAGATTGCTCGCTATGATCCGAAGAAGATTCGTGATGTAGAGTTTGACATCAATATCACCGAGAGTACGGCTACTCCTGTATATCGTCAGATGGCAAACGACTTCCTGATGCAGTTGTGGCAAGCTCAGGCTATCACCTTGGAGCAGTTGTTGCAGGTAGGTGATTTCCCATTCGGTGACGAACTTCTGCAGTCGGTATCATCCCAGCAGGAGGCAATCAAGAATGGCGAGACTCCACAAGGATTCTCTCCTCAACTGCAAGAGCAAGTGGATCAGGCATCCCAGAGCAATCCGAAGGCTCAGGCGATGCTGCAGCAGATGATGAGCGGTCAGGGTGTGCAGCCTAGCGAGCAGTATGCACCGCTTTCGGCATAGTGATTAGTTATTAATGTTTAGTGTTAAGATATGATAGCAGACAAGGAAAACGAAAAGAAATGGTATGGCAATGGCAAGGACAATGCCGACCAAGGCAGCAATGCCAACAAAGGTATTGCTACGGAGACCCAAGGCAGGGAAGACAATCCCGACCTTTACGAGAATGACGTACTGGGCAAGGTGGCGAAGCGCAAGAAGAACGACATCTGGTCGAGGGGTGGCGAGAAGAGAACTAAATTCAAGGACGAATAAAGAAAGGAGGTGTTTTATCGTAACTGTATTCTTCTGATATTCAGATGGCTACAGAAATCTTTGGGAGTTTATGGTTCTCAGCGCAAGATATATGTATCTTTGCAGCATCATAAACTCTTAATTTTTATATATTATGGATTTTGTAGATTTCGTTGATAAGTATCAGCAGGATATGACTCCTGAACAGATGTTGAGTATAGCCAAGGCTATGGGTAAGTATCTCTCATATAAGTTGAGCGATGTAGAGGTACATCATCTTTGTGCGATGGTGTATGGTGTATTAAGCGAAGGGCATTTTGACAAGCACTTTGCTGATGATGCCATCAAGAAAATGTGGTACGAGGATGAGGATGGAACCAAGCACATGGCTCCTTTCTTTACGGACGAGGAGATAAAGGAAGCCTTTGACCAGCATAAGGATGATATTTCCGACTACAACATCTTTGACTTGGCGGTTACGATGAATCTGCTCAGAAGCGACCATCATAAGCTGCTGAAACAATATAGCAAGGATGAGGAGGAATTGAAGGAAATGGTGGTGATGATGGCTATTGAATACCTTCAAGACCCTGACTGCTTGCATCCTACAAGCAAGATATGGCACAACATTAACGGATAAGATAATAGTTACGGGAACATATCTTATCTTTGCATATTATTAATAATATATAAAGATAAGATATGACTCCAAACGTGCGTGAAGGTTTGCAATATGGTGCAGCTATTGGAATGTTAGCGAGTGGTGTTGTCCTCACCTTCCTATCATTCTTTCTCAATAATTATGTAGTTTCGGATGGTGTACTCTGGTACGTCAGCCAGACGTTGGTTTACTCTGGAGCGATATTCGGGGTAAACGTTTATTTTAAGACTAAGTTGGGCAACTTTGAGAGTATGGTGAAGAACGAACTCGCAAATATGCAGAAACAACAAGTGAAGGAGGGCAAGTAACTATGAAGGTAACAAGAAAACAGATTTTAGAGATTATGCCAAATGCCAAGGATAAGGTGGATGCTTTCTTGCCTTACATCAACGGCTATGCCGAGGTTTTCCATATTGATACACCGAAGCGAATGGCACATTTCTTGGCTCAGATAGCCCACGAAACCAGCGAGCTGAGATATACCAAGGAGGTGGGCAACAAGGCTTACTTCCACAAGTATGATGAGGGCAAGTTGAAGAATATGCTAGGCAACCTGAAAGATGGCGATGGCTACAAGTATAGGGGCAGGGGCTTGATTCAGATTACGGGCAGAGCCAACTATCAGGCTTACCAGAAGAGCAAGTACTGCAGAGGTGACATCATGGAGCATCCCGAACTGCTGGAGCAGCCATTGGGTGCAACCAAGAGTGCGATGTGGTGGTGGTGGAAGCACGGCTTGAATGAGCTGGCTGATAGTGATAGCTTCCTAGCAATCACCAAGACCATCAATGGCGGCACCTACGGCTTGGAGCACAGACGAACATTCTTGAAGAGAGCTAAAGCTGCATTAAAGGTATAGGCTTATGAAGAAGTGGTATGATTCGGATTTGTGGCAGTTGCTGATCTACATTTTAGCTATGCTGCTGGTAGCATTTCTTATGTCGGGATGTAAGACTTCCTACGTCCCGATGGAGAAATTCGTATATCGTGACGTAGTAAAATGCGATACCCTGCATACTTCTGACAGCATTTTCGTGCATGATTCGGTATCAAGTTCACAGAAGGGAGATACCCTTTTCGTTGACCGATGGCACAAGAAGGTGGTTATGAAGACCCAGTATAAGGCAAGGGTGGATTCCTTCATCCGAAGAGACTCCATCCTAGTACCCTATCCAGTAGAGAAGCAGCTCTCCAAGTGGGAGCAGTTTCAGTTAAAGTATGCGATGTGGTCGATGGGAGCGATGTGCGCCCTGCTCATCATTTTAGGTTTAATCATCTATAGGAAACATAAGAATGGCAAATTTATCAATTTCAATCACAAAAAGTAGCATCTATGAGGAGGTGGCGAAGACTACCGCTTACATCGGTGGCAAGAGCTTGGATGCAAACGGCAAGAGTCTGTATGATCAAGTGTTTGTGACGGATGCAGATAGGGAAATGCTGGAAGGCTTTTGGAATGATGCCATCAATGACGTTTCCGTAGCCTTAGAGAGCGTGCTTGCTACAGAGAAGAGTGATTCGGGAGAAGAGGAGATCTTCGGACTGAGAGTAAGCTCTCTTTTTAAGGAGTCATTGGTGAAGACTTTGGAAACTACAGCTTTCAGCTATGTAGTAAATAAGATTGTTGCAGATTGGTGCTTAGTAGTTTCTAGGGATAAGGCAGAAGACTATCTCAGCAAGGCAAACGCTTTGCTGGTGAAGATGGATGCCATACTCTATATGCGTAAAAGACCAACAAGATAGGATGGTAGGATATGAAACATTGCAATAAGGGATATAAAGTGATGATAGAATTGGTAAAGAAGGAGTTGATATACGACATCAAGAATACGGCTTTTTCTTTTGCTGACTCTTATGCCAGTCAGAAAGATATGGATGCCAAGCAGTTGAAGAATGTGTTTGACGTATCTGAGGAAGGCAACCGTGATAAACTGGCTAGAATATTGGATTCAGCCGTAGAGGATTGCAGGGAAATGCTTTTCCGCTTTACCAAGGTAGAAATGTATTGTGGCGGATTTGACTCGAATGAGTGGGCAGAGTGTATCGGTTCGCCTACCAATGAGGAGGAAGCCTACTATTTGGCTCTGAGAATGCCAAACGGATTCTCGAAGACCAGCGTGCATACCATGATGGTATATATTCACGATTATATTGTGAATCAATGTCTATATGAATGGCTGATGATTGTTTTTCCTGATGGTGCCGATAGGTTCTGGGCACTGGCTGAGGATAAGAAGCAGAAGATTAAGGATGCCAGCAACCGCTCTGCGGTAAGAGCGAGGATCAGGCTTCATCCTTTCTAGACTTATGGTTAACGAAAAAGCAAGGGCAGCTATCTTCACAGACGACTGCTCTTTTTGTTTTGATATAAAATTATGTATGTTAAAAAAACTTATCTAAGCTTATTTTGCAGTCGGACAACAAACTCAGTTCCTACGCTATGAATGGATTCATCGTAGCTGAGACTGCCCATTACCGCAAAGCGGAAATACTTGTAAGGTGATCCTGCCATACCAGCCAGAAGCTGGTTGACGGAAGAATGGATGTAGAACCAGTTGAAAAGGTCGTTGCTTCCATAAAGCACCACACCAACCTTACCTTTTGCAACGTTGCGGAAATAACCACGGATGATGCTCTTGAACATCGTCTTGTGGATATTCTCCTGACCGAAAGTCAACGGACGTGTACAGAAGAAATAGGAAACGCTTCCCGATGGCTCCTTGACATATACATCAACAATCTTTCCGCTCTGATTGATGGCATAAGACTCAGGGTAGGAGTTGACGGTGGAACGGAACACGTTGTGCATCGTTCCCCACATCCTGCTCTTCAAGGAATACACATACGCATAGGTGTAGTCGGGGCTGAACACGATGATGCGGTTATCGTAATAATCATAGATCAGACTTGCCTTCTGCAGGAATGTTCTGAACCGGATATATTGAGTATCAGATTCAGGAATACCACCAAGGGCAAGTAACTTCTTCTGATAGTCGTTTTTGAATATCTGGGTGAAGACGAACGGATAACCATCAAGAACATCTGTGATACACTCGGAATCCCTGCCTCGCTGCATCATGATACCTCGTTCCGTAGGGAACAGAACGGCATCATCAATCTGCAAGATACCCTTAGGGTTGGAGCAAATATCTCTGTTGGCTGGCTGTCGGGCATCGTAGGTTCCTTCCTGATTGGTCATTAACACCCATACACCTTCATCGGTGAAAGCATAGAGTGGAGCTTCGCCAAACTGACCCTCGCTGATTGGTCGGGTGTTGGCTGCAAGCGCATTGATAATGGATGATCCAACCTGAACCGAGTTCTTGGCAGGGAACACCATCGGATTCTCAGCTTCGCTGACCTTGACTACATTAGGCTGCTGAGATACATATTTCTGATTGTCGGTCTTGCTTAATGCTGCATTATACTCGGCTTCCGTAATCTCGGTGAAGTCTCCCGTATCAATCGGTGTAGAATCCCAAGTATATTCAGAAGGGATAATGGCTCCACTTCCGCTACCAAAGTTTCCTCCACTGGTTTCGCTTGCTTTAGTGCTTCCACCTCCAAAGTCTCCACCAGAAGAACCGCTCTTGATGAGCTTATGGCGATATACTTGCATAAAGGCAGGAAGTCCGGCATCATCGTGATAACGATACATATAATCAGACAACTCTGAACTTTCTGTTTCTGTTGGTGCATCTGTTCTTCCTCCAAATCCCTCGTTGTTCAAAGTATTTGAAGTCTGTCTGTCTGCTGCAACTGGTGTCGAGCGGTTCTTACTGATGTTGATATAGTAAGACATTCCGAACGTCTCGGAAGGTTTCAGCTTAACTTTCTTGGAGTAGTATTTGCTGTACTTAGGGAGATAGAAGTAAATGGTCATAGCCGTAGCAAGAGTGCTAGGATATGCCAAGATAGGGCTGAGAGGGTATTGCAGCTTGCCCTTGTAGTAAATATCTCTCTTGATACTATTCTCGCTGATGCTGACCTGATATACTGCATCACAGATGTAATCGGTAGAGAGTGCATTATTGGTGGCAAGATCAGTGTACTCATTCATGTACATCTGATTATTTGAGACTTTCCGGCTGGAGAAAATATTGGTATCGAAAGCATTGAAGATAGTCTTCTTCACGTTTCCGATATGCAAGCGGTTGTTGTATGTAATGGAACATTGACCGCCAAATGAACTTCTCTGAAAGTCTGCAAGAGAAATACTTTCCTCGGTCTCCAATACTCGTTTGAGAGGAATACTTGTGCCGAATTTATCCTTGCTGATGCTTGTGCTCAGATAGAAAGATTTCTTCTCGAAAGACTGATATACATCTTCCTCTGACAGATATTGAAAAGCATCGCAATTAACTCCTGATGCCATTTTGTCGTTCCAAAGGTAGCACTTATATCGTGATATACCTTTGGTTTGTTTCTCCGTATCAATAAATGATTCCGGCTGGGAAAGATAAACATCTACACCGCTGATGAAATCTTCAAGACCTTCGGGTATATCCATATTGATAACGATGGAGTGAGTATGAAGGCTTGTGCTAGTACCAACAGCCTTTTTCTCTTGATACCAGATAAACTTGTTGAATGTTGTTTCAGGTGCAAGAACAAATGGATTTGATATATTGATGTATGATACACCATCATATAGACGGATGGCGATTACACCAAAAACGGTATATTTGAAATACTCCGTGCCATTCTCCTCCAACTGCTTATTGATCAGCGCATCCAAAGCATTGAAAATGATGGATGCACCTTTAAGAGAAGTATCTGTTTTATTGGAATAATACTTGTTTAACACAAAAGCGGAATCCCAATCATCACCAAGATTAACGGAAGCATTGCATACCACCGACTTCGTGTTTGAGATAACTGCACTATAGTTGATGGCGGATAAGTCGAAACTAGTGTAATCGCTTCCGTTCCAATAGGCATACTTAGTGCTTTCCTCTCCCACAAAACACAAGATGTTTCCGATGGCACTCACGGCATTGACTTGGAAATCGCCAAGACTAATGGTGTTCTCACTTCCGTTTCCACCTTTCTCTGTCCAATACCAAGTATTGCCATTACGGATGATGTAGTGGGAGTGAATGGTATTATCGTGAGTAACCTTGTGAATCAGTTCGATGCTGGCTCCATCAGGTATGGTGATGGCAGAATCAACTACCACTGGCTGGTGAATAGGGTGGAGTGCTACATCCTCGTTGATGAGGTTCAGGCAAGTTCCCAACTCACCCTCCTGACTTTCGTGGTCGGAAGGTGAGTGAGAAAGACCCTGAAATAATACTTCTTTAATCATATTTGTATTGTTATGAGTTTGGATTGATGATCTCGTAGTACGCCTCGCCATTTTTGTTCTTTCTAGGAATGCAGGTCAGGCGCACCATCTTCTCTAGTGGAAGATTGTAATCATCAAGTATGGCTGTAACCGATGGTCGTTCGCTGCGGAAACCTATCTTGTTATGCTCCTGGTTGTACTGGAGCTGACAGAAGTCGGTCTGAGCATTGCGAAGTTCCTCCCAGTCCTCTTTCAGGCAGAATCCGTATGTTCTTCTGCCGATGATACGGAAGACGAAGATGGAACTATCTATTCGTGCTCTCATCATAATATGCTCGTAGATACCCTTCGAGAGAGTGACAGAGTTGGCTCTACCATCAAGCACAACGAAATACTTACGATACAAGAAGCCTTGGATGTTCTTGCATATCTTGTCTTTAATATAACTGAATTTCATTTTGCAAATATACGAAGTTTTGTTTAGAAAAGATTATTATCCGTTTACTTTTGCCTTCTTCTCGTAGTACTGGCGAAGGCGAAGCTTGGCATTCTCTGATCTGAGACAACCGCAAGACTGGGTTACTCCTCGAAGTAAATTGCAGGATAGAACAGAAACACCTCTACCACAATCACACTTGCAAATCCAATAAACACCATTCTTACTGGATTTGCCGGAGCGGCAGCAGACATAGAGTCTGCCAAACCGCTTTCCTTTCAGGTCAATCAACTTTCCCATACCTTATTTCTTGCTAAGTTCCTTTGCCTCTTCAAGAGATAATGGCTTGCCGCCAAGAGGAATGCGGAAGTCGAACTTGGAACGGAAGGAGTAGTAGCAGACAAAATCGAAGCTCTCCTTCATTCTCTCGTCAGTGGTGATGTATTTCTGATAAGCGATAACATCCTCTTCTGAGCGATAGATGTTAGAGTTAACGAAGTAGTTGCTGGTTCCCTTGTTGGCAATGACTGCGATATAGAACTTCTTGCCAAGGATGCGCTCTGTGATGCGCTGAATAATTGAGATTTTCTTTGTATTCATATATTAAATTTGATTAATTATTAAGAAGAATGCAGATAGGCTGCACTCTTTTTACTATTCGATTCCACAAGATACGATACCATCTTCTTTGTTGATTCCTCGGAAGTGCTCGCATCGCTGGCAAGCAAGGCTACCAACCATCAGGATTTCATTTGTGTACTTGCCTTTAATGCCGAATGGGCAGGGTGTGGTGTACTCGAAGTGCCCACCGACAAACTCGTTGACGTTATATTTTGGATATTTCATATACTATCTACACACAATAAATTAAGTTTTTTATATTCTCTTCTGATTATTTCATAGGAAGAATAAGTACTTCTTCCACATGACTTCTGCTCTGGGCAGAATCCTCTGTATATACACTGAGGAACGCAAGCGGATGCGAGGTAAGGCTCAATACGAACCAACTCGTCAAGTACCTTATACCAAATCTCTCTCGTCTCTCTTGCAGCCTTACTGCATAGTCTCAGCTTCGAGATATTGATGATCTCCTGAGCGTTGAGGGATAGCTGCAAGTTGACCAAATCATCCTGACGCATATCGTGGCGAGATACCTTGGAGCCAGTAATATCCGGTCGGGAGGTTGAGACGAATGGCTGAGCGTGAACGTGGCGACAAAATGGTTGCTCACCCAGTATGGTATGCCATACATCTTAATATCAAACTCCAGCAATCTCAGTGGCGAGTGCTCGCTGAGAATCATCTGTTTCTTGAACTCATCGCTAGGCTCCTTACCCAGCGGTTCTTTTCGTTGTGTGAAGCGAGCAGCATCCACCACTCGTTCCCAATCTGTTACTTTTGTGATTTCTATTTTCATAACTATTTTTATTTTAGTTTCTGACCTTTTTTCTACCTGATCCGGCAGCCTCCTTTTTATCCCATTCAGCGATAGCTTCCGACAAATACTTATCCATAGCCTTAGTTAATCTTTCCATGACTATTCATCTTTACTCGCCTGATCTCCAAGAATATCCTTGATTTTCTTTTCGATGAACTCATCAGAAGTGAGTTTCTTAATAAGTTCATCTATATCAGGTAACTCTGCATCAACTCCGATTTCCTGATTTTTTGAGGAAACATATTCCTTTAGTGCTTTCATCCAAGAACTATTAGCCATGTCTGCCAACGAATCTTTTTTGCTCTCGTAGGCTTTCTTTAACTCTCCGTTATCACGGAAATATCTAAGAACTTCCGTTAATGCAACAATGAAGTTCTTGTCTATCATCGGGTTGCTCTTTGCCTCTTCCAGTTTAAGCATCAGGAAGAGTAATGATGAATGTAAATCTGTCTTGTTCATAACTAATCCTTTCTTCTACGATTCTTGATATGTAATGCTAAAGCGCAAAACGACAACAATAGCACTAATAATTGTCCTGCTTCCATATTACTTTTCCTCCATTATTTCTTTCTTGTTAAACTTATCGCCTTGGCGATACGGTGGTCTTTGAAAGGGATATGAGCAGGAGTGTCAAATGTTTCATCATACACTCCATTGATATGGTCGAACATTCGCTTTAACCAATATGATTCTTTCATACCATCGCACACTGAGCCATCGCCATTATTGTACTCATCAACTATAGACTTGTACTTCATTATCTTCTTTGCTAGTCTAATCTTCATATTCTTTCTCCTTCTTTAAAGTTGCAAGAATCATTATAGTTCCAAAGCAAGGCGTTGTCAATGAAGTCATCAGCATAGTTGTAGGAATCAAGTCCCATTGTACCAACTGCCAACCACAACCACTTTCCTCATTGAGGACTTCCGTAAGTTTGGATGCCATATCCTCATCTGGTTTGATAAAGATAGGTCTTACTCTGTATTCACACTTCTTCATAGTTCTTCTTTTTTTTAGTCTTCATACGCTACTTCTTTTTAATCACATAAGTTGTATCTTTGTTATCAACCACATAGATACCTAATGTATCTAAATGGCAAGGGCAGCTCTCTGCGTGAATAACACAAACTCCGTGTTTCGTGTCCACTACCAGATAATCGTGCTCTTCTTCTGTGATTACAGATATACCAACTCTCTTTGCAGGTTTATCGCTATTAGCCAATGAGCGAATGCCCTCAAATATCAATGCTCCTACAAGCAAACACAAGACAAACCAAACGGCTGACTTAATTAAGTTTAAAATCTTATTCTTCATACGCTCCATTTGATATATTTATACACTCAACGAACTCCTCAACTTCTTCAATACTATTCAGTATAATAGTAATGCTTCCATCTTCGTTCCAGTGCTGATTACTTACATCTACCATAGCTTTATCTTACTTTCCTATCGAATTTGTTGCCAACAACTTTAACATCCTGAGAGTATAAAGGATAAGGTGCTATGTTAACCATAGCTACAAATGCACCAACACTATATTCGATTACTGCCTTTGCTTTAACGAAACCTTTGTATAAGTCATATATCTCACGCTCCACTATATCACCTTCCCAAATTTCTTTGCCTTCACAATCTTTCAGTCCTGTGAACTGACAAATGGTAGAAGGGTCAACACCAATAACACTATAATCACTCATACTGCTAAAGTTATCTACTATGTAGGCTCTTTCCTTTATCCCAGCAGTACTTCTTAATAGGCTACCTTTAACCCATCCTTTACCATCAAGACGTTTAGCTTTGAATTTTATTTGTCTCATAACTATTTAATTCTAAATCCAACAAAGCTATGAAGCCATGCTAATACAATAGCATGCCCTCCTTCTTTTCTTTCTATCTTGCATATTGTTGGTAGAAAGAAAAGAGTTCGCATCTTCTCTTTACAACATATAAATTCCATAACTATTCTTATTTAAGTTCGACTGGTTCATCGCTCCAAGACAATTCTCTTCCGATGAGTTTCTTGATGCTTCCTTTGGGAATGTGAAATATAGAATCACCAATCCAATAGTCTCCAACTCTAAATGGTTCTGTTCGTGAGATTAATTCCTCACCGATTTTATCAACTGCTACCCATGCCATAACTATTCCTTTCTTCTACGATTCTTGATATGTAATGCTAAAGCGCAAAACGACAACAATAGCACTAATAATTGTCCTGCTTCCATATTACTATTCCTCCTCATTTTTTACTCCAAATGGAGTACCATCGGCAAATGTGTTGTCTTGATAGCTATTTTTTGAAGCCAGCAGGATGGAGCTATTATCCTTATCTGCCAAGCCTACATAGTAGTCATCAACATAAACGATATTGAAATAACCTTCTTTGCATTTTATCCACCCGAACGGCTGATGTTTTTGCATTTCTGCCCAGCACTCTTTTGCGTTGGCAAAAGGGCGAAACTTTACCTCTGGCTTAATACGATATTCAGTATTATTCCAGTATTCAATCTCTTTCATTTCCGTCCAATCATTCTGAACATCTGTACCTTTTATGGTACTTGGTTTTGTCCTACACTCAATCACCCTTCCTTCTGCAAAAGCTTGCAGAATAGGATAAAATTCTTTAGCTTGATTTCTGTCCATACTTAACTATAAATTTATATATTATTTTAGAGTAGTCTAAATTAGACCATATTTAAAATTCATTAACTTTGTTATTGTTTATATTATCATATAAATGACTAACTTTGCATCCGAATTGTTCAGAGTTTCAAACTCTATTAAGGTAAACCTCTTGCACAAAAACAACTTAAAGCAGTTATGGCAACAGATTTACAAAGCCCCTTTGTTGCAGCATAGGGGCTTTTTCGTGTACCGCAGTTTGTAGAGGTTTTGCGGTATTGCAGCTATCCTATGGTAGCGAACTTAATAGTTTTTGTTATTATGGACAATTCAAAAACAAACGGAAGACACTTAATCTTCCGTCCTTACGTTGTAAGAAACGGAAAGGTTATTTATCCTAAGAATGGCAGAATGCTTGCCTTCTGGGTTGAGGACTAGTCCTAGTCTTCTATTTGTAGGCGGTAGCTGCAACTACCGCCTTTTAACTTTGGTTCATACAACTCACAAGACTTTCTTCGCTCTCCAACTCTTATATGTCTTTTCTTGCAATAGAATAAGAACTTCTTCATATCCTTCTTTCTGTAAATGCAAGTCTTACATTTAAGTGCCATATTCTCTTCTTTTTACCCTCTCCCTTTTACAGGAGAGGGTGGTTAGTTACTTAGATGGCTCAGTATATGATACTGGCTCCCATACATCGTAAGCTGTCAGTAAAGCTGGAGCGATAACAGATGGGGCGAAGATGATAGATGCTACAACATCTGGAGCATTCAACTCGTAGTTAACACCTTCTACTTTGTTTTCCTTACTAGCCCAGCCATAAGGCTTTGCCGTAATCGTAGAGCCATCTTTCTTTTTAAAAGTCTTCTCGCTAGAGCAAGAAGCGAACAAACTTGCAACGACTAAGGTTGCCAAAATAATCTTTTTCATATTACTTTTATTTATATCCTTGCGGATGGTTACTAAACTATGTTACAAACGAACTGTCTTGCCATCTTCTGCAAGTTTAAACTTCTCGATAGCAATAGAAGATAATAGCCATTTATCTTGATTTCTTCTAGATGGATGGCCATCCTTGCATATTTTGTTAAGAACCAGATGTATATTGCCATAATAACGATATTTATGAAAAGTGTCCATTCCTTCGTCCCAAGGCTCAATCTTGCTAACCATATAAGGCTCATCTTTATAATATAACACAATATCGCCTTCCTTGAAAGGAAGTGTGCTAATCAACTGTTCTGTCAAATCACTTATATTAAAATGGTTTGACAGAATGACCTGTTTAATATCAGCGATTTTAGAAAATATTTCTTTCTGTTCTTTTGTTAAGTCCATATTACTACTTATTTATATCCTTTGCAGGATGTTAGTTACTCTGGTGTCTTCGTTGTGTATTTATCAGATGAAATGTGCAGAAACACATAATCGCCATCACTGGTAGTCTCGTTAATATCACAAGAAACACCTTCTGCCTTGTCAAATACAAGCATTTCGCAATCCTTGCCTACGAAGCTGATGTAAGATTGTAAATGCCCTATCAACTCACTTGCTTTCATATTACTATCTATTAATATCCTTTCTTCAATCTTATACAATAATCAATAGCTTTGATTGCTAACCAAATAGCATGCTTCTGCTTATCGTCAATAAGATTTTTTCTAATCTCAAATAGCGTCTTCTTTGCTTCTGTTGCATTCATATTACTATTTATTTATGTCTGAAGGCGTTAACCACCTAACATATCGCTAATGTTTATTTACCTGCTTTTTGGAAATCAGAAGTTAGCAATCGTTCATTTTTATAGAAATGTTCTGTATCATTATTCTCTTTCCAAAGATAATATTTCCCTACGAAAGAGCAATATGTATCATCGACAAATCTTTCAAATATAATATATACATCCCCATCTTTATTAACCAACACGTCTCCCTTCTTCCAGGAGAACTTGCCCCAGTCACGCATTTCCTTTGATGGAAAAACGACACATTCTCCATCATCATACAATTTGCCATTTTTATCAAGATACCCTTCTCCACCATTCATAAAACCAAACTTTGAATTATAGAAGGATATTTTGAAACTTTTATCATCTACTTCCACCAACCTGCATTTACCACAAGCGGAAGAATATAACTTCGTTCCTTGCGGCTTATGCTTTAGGATTTCCACTATATTAATCTTTGCTTCCATATTATTTTACCCTTTTGAATTGAACATTCTTTTTGTCTTTTCTATCGATTGCGGCGCAACAAATATCTTTGCAGATATTTTCATAAATATTGCTGCTTATCTCGTCAAAGAAGCAACCATTACATTCTTCTGTCTCGCTTTCAACCACCTTTAACACGACTTCTGCTCCAATAGGTAAATCTTCCATACGCTTAATTTTTCATTACGTGACACTTAACAACCTTGTTAACCATATTTGGCTGCGACTTGTTAAAACTCTCTTTCCATTTTTATCGAAAGTTGTTCTTGCTAGTGCTTTTATTCTACCATGATTACTAACCTGATAGTACCCTTCAAATGAAGGAATGTCTTTCCAAATCTCTTTCATTGCGGTAAACGGTTTCGTAGATATTATGGATTCCATTGGATGCCCAAGCGTTCCAAGGTTCCGTTGTCACGATATATCTCCAACTGCTTTCGGCATAGGCTTTGAGGATTGTTGTGAAGAACCTGAATCATACCATAGATACGCTGGCGAAGAGCGTGGTTCTTGGCATCTTCCGTGTTCTGTTCCTGCTCTACCTTTGTCTTGGCGATAAGCTGACTGATTTCAGATGCAGACTCGTTGGTTGAAACTGGCGGTGGAGTGCCACCGATGATTTCGTCTTCCCAAGATCTCTGGTTGAGGAAGGTCTGAAAGTTCTTACGATACTGCTTATCCGGCTGGGAGATAACATAGAGTGGGATATACTCGATAGCAGCCTTGCGGTCTTTCTGACTCATTGAGTTCCACTTCTTTTCCAGCTTCTCCTTGCAGCCTACCTTCTTCTGATATAAATCCCAAGCTCTCGCAAAGGTATATTCATCTTTGACTTGCTTGGGTGGTGGGGTTACCTTGTAGCCGTTCTCCTCTAGGAGCAGGATGGCTTGTTTGATTTCGTCTGTCATAGTTCACCATTAAGATAATTGTCGATTGCTTTCATAAATTCATCTATAGAGCGGACGATGATGTACTTGCCACCATGTCGTTCCACTTCATGCTGGAATACCTTCTGTTCGGGTTCCTGCCTACCTTTCTGAGTCTTGTTTTCGATGCAGAGGAAACCATACTGAGAGGTGCTTTTCAGGAGGATCATATCTGATACACCTGCCTTCATACCTTCTTCTTTCAGCCATGCGGCTTGTCGGGAGGTTCGCTTGCCACCATTAGGAACGGCAAAGAAGACCCCTTCGAGGTCAGGATGTACCCCACGGATATACCTGACCTCTGCGGCTTGCAAGTTGTGCTCATCATAGGATGAACGCTTGCGTATCTTCTTGCCTTCCTGCAATAGCTTTGCCTTGATTTCAGCGTAGCTTGCCATTACCAGTCGGTTGAGAAAAGGTTGTTGAGAGAGTTTTCACCCATCAGAAGGATGGCTCTGTTTGCTGCTTCTTCTGATTTGAAGTAAACAGAACCATTATTAAACCATTTAAAGAATCTGACAACATATTTTCCGTTTTCAATACGAATAAACCAGTTTTTGTTGTTACCATCGAAATATGGAATCCAATCACCATTGAGATACTTGGCGATGTTCATCAGCTTGTTGAAAGCCAACAAACGTTTTGCCTGAGCCTCGGTGGTGCAGTTATTTTGGTCATTATAGTTAGCTACCCCTATCGTTGCTGTGTAGATTTTGGTTCTCCCAACCCAAGATGCAATCTTATCTAAGAAGAGTTCTTTGAGAACATCATCGTAAGTGATAGACTTCTTCTGAGTCTTCTCATTTAGAGGATGATCATTCTGGGCATGCTTCTTGCGCACCATCAACTTGCCTTCCTCATCGAAGAAGAACTTTAGGTTCTCAGGGATAGGGAACTCTACAGCCGTACCATTATTCGGGATATACAACTTAGATAAGGAAGCATTACCTTCGTTGATGTTCTGAATATCCTTATCTGTGATACCCTCTGTATGGATGGAATTGGTGTTTTCGTCCTTCTCCTTCATCTTATTGGCAATCATTTCTGCACCCTTGCCGAGGATTGCTCCGAAAAGCATCTGGGCGAATGGTGATAACTCTGGCTGGTTGTTGCGCTGACGGTTACGTCTGCCATTGCGCTTGTCGTTTCTACGTGTCATATTATGTATAATTTTTTAGAATGTTATTAAACTCGTCTTCTGATACACCATCGGCTACCATAATGGTAAGGATGGTGTCCAAGACCTTGGAATAAACTTCGTTGAAGGTTGGCTCATCCATCTTGGCGAATGAGATAGACTTGGCTCGCTCCAAGAACTTCTGTCCGTTCAGGTCGTAGAGTGGTTCACTGAATCCAGAAGTTATCAGGAGCTGTTCACGGAATGTCTCTACCGAACGGAGATTGATGCGCTGCTGCTCGGTGAGACAATCCCAAGCAGCTCGGATGAGGGAGAAGAACTTGCGGTGGAACTTCACGTTGCGTGGACGGACGATGTTCGCCTTGACAACAGAGCCAACCTTAATCTTTCTCAACTGCTCATAGTCCTCGTCTGCATAAGCTTGAAGACCAAGAGAAGTACGCACAAGATGGATTTCCATAACCTTTGTTTTTGAATATCAACTAATTGTTTGGTGGGAATGGGAGATTACCCTGCTGACCACCATATTGAGCTTGCTGCTGAATAGGCTGACCATTGGCATCAACCTGAGGGGGAAAGTTCTGCATCTGCTGCTGGATAGGAGCTGGCTGCGGAGGATTCTGCTGGAATCCCTGCTGGAATCCCTGCTGAGCACCCTGCTGCTGCATCTGCTGAGGCTGGGCGGTTGGTCGCTGCACCTTCCAGCAATCCAACTGGTTGAACCATCGTCCGTCCTTAGACTGATGCGCCTTCAATCCGATGTGAGCGGTGATGATCTCACCAACTTGGATGTTGAACTGCTGCAGCTTGTCGGAGCTATAGACCTGAATCACGGCTCTTGCTGGGTACTGCTGGTTCAACTCCTCGATAACATATTCACACGAACTCCATTGAGTTCCGTTTTGGCTTGTTCCTGATTGGACTTGCCCTGCTGCAATAATCTTGCCTGTAAATGTTACGTTCATATCTATACTTAATTAAGTTTGATTCTGATGGATGGCTTTGTAGTAGTATCTTTCAGATAGTACTCATAGTGTTCCGGCTCGGTGTCCTTGAAGAGTTTCGTGTCGAAGGTCTTCTTTGTGGATGCTGCCACATAGGAGTAGGAGCCATATTGAGTCTTGATGGATTTCTGCTTGTTTGCTTCCATCATCTTCATCAACTTCTCCTTCAAGGCATCCTGCTCTATCTTCAAGGCATCAATCCTGGCGGTGACGAGTCGGTACTGCTGCTCGGTGCTAGAGAAGGCTTCCGGCACTTCCACCTCATACTTGTAGTCAGGATCATCCTCCAAGTATGCCTTGATAAGAGCATCAATCTTCTCTTCTGATACCCTAGGCAGCGGCTGGAATCGGCTCTGTCCGTTCTTGAACCACATACATACCAGTTCCTTCACCTTCAAGTCGGGATTCTGCTCCTCGAACCATCGTGCATAGATGGATAGCTGGAGAGAAACGTTGTCGTAGTGCAGGGTGGAGGTGGTCTTGTAATCTACCAGATAGATGTTGCCATCGCTGTCTGCGAAGACTCCATCAATGGCAGATGCGAAGTCCTCACCGTCGGTAACGAGATACTCGGAATCAACGTGATGGAGACCGTAGGAGACCAGCATACTATTGAATGCCCGAATCTCTTCTGTCGGGTTCGGGTATATGTTGATGTCGGAATCGAAGACGGTACAGAACAGCTCGAAGGAGTTGTGAATCATACCTCCTCGTTCTGCAGCCTTCTTCAATACAGAATCAGGAATATCCTTGTAGGTGTCGGGGAATGCCTTTCTTACCAACGTTCCAGTGATACCTTTCAGTTGCTTCTTGCCAATGAAGTATTGGTGAGTCTCCTCTATGAAGGTGATCTTCGGCTTATTCAGCTTGATGTTCTGTGTCATAGCCCTAACTCCTTTCTCTTAGCGGATAAGGCTTGCATAAACTGAGGGTTGCTGTTGAGCGGCATATAAGTGCACATCACCCATTTGATGTTGTCTCTGTTCACACATCGCTTCACCATTTCCAAAGCTTCGGCTAGGTTGTCTGGATGATACTTAGGTTGCGCTGACTGGGCGGTTGCCTGAGATTGCTGCTGAGTCTGTGCAGTCTGCTGAGCTGCCTGATGAAGAATGTTATCCTGCTGACCAGTATTGGTTGTGTCAGAATCAGCGTTATCATCAATGGCAAACAGACCATTGAGCGCATACTTTCGGGCATAGGATGAGGAGGCACCAGTAATCTGACTTCCGTCCATACCTTTCTTGGTTTCCTCTTCTCTAGCCCAACCAGTGGTTGTTTCACACTCGCCCTTCTCGTTCTTGATGGTAGCAGTTGCCTTCACGTAGATGCGGTTGCCTATCATAACAATATCATCTGATATGATGAGCGTACACTTCTGCTTGGCGAGTAAAGGTTTGACGGCTTCTAGGATGTCTTCTGCCTTGCGGTACTTGTAGCCACCGAATTTGTTGAACTGACTCTTCGGGGCTTTCAGTTCCGATTGAATCGTAATAAGCTCTTTCATGTCCTTATTATATTAATAGTTATTGATACTTCCATTCATAGCCCTTACATCTGTAAGTGCCATCCGATTTCTTATTCGGGTTGTCACATATCTGCTCAAACAAGCAGTCGTGGCAGCTTTTCGGTTTGAATAACATATCTTGTTGCTTTAAAATGTTCTACAATAAAAATCCCCTCGATTCTCACGAACAGAGGGGGATAGGTTGAAATATACAACTTTAACGAGTTATAAAATGCAGTCGCTACTGCTATAGTCGTAAATGATACATAATTTTTATATGGTTTGAAAAAACGTGTCTGTCAAAAAGGAGGGGTGGGAGTAATAAAGCACCCCTCCGAGGAGCGACATCAGAATATAATTGCCGGATGCTGATAATCGCTCCAAGTTCCCTTCTGCATTTGTGGAGGCTTAGGACTCCCAGCACTAGTAATCGCATAAATCTGTGTAAATAGTGTAATTTTAACTTTTATCTATGACAAAGTCGTGCTGGCTGCATTAGAACCATTGTAGTTGTGCGCTTCTACCTATTGATGCTACCTTATTATATATAAGGGTCACGGCATCAGGTCTGCATCTTCACAAGTGAACTCCAAGCGTTCCAAATTCCACCCAGTAGGTGTATGTATTAACTTGCCACTTCCACGTCTAAGCATCATCTGTGGTTAATGATGCTCCTTTTGGGTACGTGTACCTCTCTAGGAAGGTTTATCCTATCCGATATGACTCCTCGGAATCGGGCGATATTGGGCATAGGGTAGGAATCGAACCTACGACCTTGAAGGTGATGGAGCCTTCTGCTCTACCATCTGAGCTACCTATGCCGATTCAAACAAATACTAACTAAAAACAATCTTGAACCTACACAACAGTTGTGGAGCTGGGAATAGCAAATTCCAAAAAATCCTTACGAAAAAGACTTTTGTCCTTATTTTGAGATAAATAAAACGAAAATTTTAAACTAATTAATATCAAACAATTTTTTATGCCGGATTCAGCTCCATATATATCTACTTGTTTACTTCCTTGAAGTAAGAGTGGATTTCCTTAACTACTATAGCGAATGTGGCGATACTTGCCACCAACATAACATTTGCGAACATATCTTTCTGTTTTAATGGGTTATACAATAGGCTTCCACCTCTGAATCTATCTCCGACTGGGGCTTCACTCTGTTCTGCAGCATCCAATCCTCTAGGTCACTCTTCTTGAAATAAAGGGCTCGCTGGTTGGGCTTGTAGATAGGGATGGTATGCTCTGCCACCATCTTTCTGAGTGTTCTGATGGTTACTCCCAGTACTATGGATGCTTCATCAATGTTGAGCACATTCTTGGTTCCGATGAGAATATACTTCTCTATTCGGGCAAGTGTCTCTCCAAGACTACTCTTATTCGTCTCTTCAATATCACTTTTTATCGTTTCATCTTTCATATCACTCGAAGTTAATGGTTTGCTGACTGGCACCAGTTGTCTTGGAAGACTCTCTTCCACCAGTGCCCTTATCTCTGGGAGTGTTCTCCTGCTCTATCAAGGGGAGAATGCCCTTTCCTTTGAGTGCTTCATAAAGGAAAATTCTTCCCTTCGTTGTCCACTCCGTGTTGTACTTCACATCGTGCCTACCATCCTTGCGGATGATGTCCACCGCTCTGCTATGAACATAGCCACCTTTCAGGAACTGAGCGTACAATATCCACTGACCTCTCTCCTTATGCTGGATTCTCATAGATTCCAACTCTTTGTTCATTGCGATAGCACTCATACCGTAGTCTTGCGCTATCTGGGTTATGGCCATTGTAGCGTTGCTCTGCAGGATTCTGTCATAGTAGCTCACCTTTGGCAGCATTTCTGTAATCTTGTTGCCCAGCTCCACATTCGCCTTGCTGATAGTGATGATCGTCTCATCCTTCTGCTTCTCTTCCTCTGCCTTGACCAGAGACTTCAAAGCTTCGAGATAGTTCTGAGGAACGGATGGCTTGGATTGCTCAATCTGTTTCTTCATAGCGTTGAAGGCTTCGATGTATTTCAGCTTGAACTCCATCGCCTTCTTGCCGTTGAATCCCATTGCCAGCAGAGTGAAACCATCTTGGTTCATAACGAACATAGGCTGCTCTTTATTCTGCTCATTCAGATAGGTTGATTCTGAGAACATTTGGCGGACGGCTGAATTTTGAGCCGTCCCTTCTATCAACTTTCTGATAGATTGTATAACGTTCTTATGCTCTTTTTCAAAGACCTCAGCAACCAGTTTGCTATTTGTTAGAGGTTGGTTGCTTTCACCTCTGTAAACTAGATCGTTCATATTCACCTCCTTTTTTAACAGAAAATTACTCTGTCGTTCTTGATACCCCCAAAACGCTCTAGAGCGTCCTTTCTGATTGCAACTGCTAGCTCCGAGTCGGTCTTGTATGCAAGAGCATTATAGACCGTTGCCTGTGTACATCTGTGGAGAGCAATCAGCTTTTTTCTATTTTCAGGTGATACCTGAATAATTTTTTTCTTTTTTGCTTGCATATTCCAATTTTTTATTTTACCTTTGCGGCATTAATATTCTAATGCGGTTAAAAGAACATTATTTGATTGTTCTAACCGAGTGCAAAGGTAGTCATTTATTGCTATACCACCAAATGTTTAGCAAGAAAAGATTAGCCGTTTATGATTAATTAATTATGGTTTAAAAATGTGAAATTATGGAAGTAACTATTTATCAGCGCATTATGTCTATTTTGGAAGATAAGCAACTTTCGGTTAATGCTTTTTCAAAAATGGTTAATATGTCACAAACTACCCTTAACACACAGTTGAAGGGTGAACGAACTTTGTCTGCTAATGTCGTAGCTAAGGTTCTTGAAACATTCCCAGAGGTATCATCTGAATGGGTTATGCGTGGTGTAGGTTCTATGTATCGCAAAGAAGAGTCTGCCGGAGAAGTAGAGGAAGCAATCAGCGCAAATATGGTAGCCGAGCCAGCTCCAACCTATCGTGCCCAGCCTGAGCAGGACGAATCCATTTGGAAGGCAAAGTATGAAGCCATCAAGGAGTGCTATGATATGCTGGTGTCTAGCCTTGGCAGTATGAGAAAAGCAAATGTAGGATAATTAAAATGTGGTAGGTATGGGGTTTCTTCATATATTGGTTATGTTTGCATTCGTCTTATTGGTTACTGGATGGATGATAGGGGTTTGTGATTCACTCTTTCACGGAAGGTTCTTTAACTGGCTATGCGAAAAGAAATGGATGGTTGCTCCTGTCGGGGTGTTGTTACTGATATTCATTGCTAGAATATGGTATATCGTGTTGTTTGATATTCAAAACATAGTTAACTATATCTTTGGGTTATGTGGTTGCAATCCTATAGATTTAAAAAACTTTGGGTAATGGGAATAGGTCTAGTTATATTTTTCTTGGTTGCGTGTTACCTTATCTATAAGGTTTCTTGCATCAGTTATGTTCATTCGGAAAAGAAACGATTAAGTGAAGAATACTGGAAGCTTAAACGTAAGGAAGGCATAAAGACATCTGGTACTATCTGCATACAAGATGGTAGCAGAAGAATAATGCTTCGTAAGGATTTCATAGAGCGAGAATGGAATAAGACCGGCAAAGGTGGAATGCCTATCCGTGGCGAATATGAATCTGCAGCGCATTTCCTGAAACGTGTTGATGAATATCGCAAAATGAAGGCAGAGCAGAAAAGACGTTATGATGAGGAGTTAGCACGAAAGAAACAGAGCATCTTGGGTAGATGCGAAAAGGCTCCTTTATCGAAGTCTGAGTATGAAGCTGACGAAATATTAAAGAAATACAATGGGGAATTATAAATTCTAAAGCTTATGTTATTAACTAAAACGTGTGAGATATGAAGAAGATTTTGTGTTTTATGATGTTTGTCTTGTTGCTGGTATCATGTAGTAAGGATTCTAGTGAAGAGGTTGGGTTGCCTTCAAATTACATTGAGGTTGCTGGTGTTCGGCATCAGATTGATAAATTTGTGATTGAGAATGAAACAGACTTTCGTATAGGTTCCAAGAAGGATGGAACTTATATTTCTTTCGGTTATACTTGGTACAGAGTTCCAATAGGCGAAAAGGTATATTTCGTTGAGGCAGACGAGTATTTGGAATATTTTGAGTTAGTGGATAACTACAGAAAATGCAATTTAACAGATGGTTCTTCTGATAGTTTTTACTTAATAAAGAAGGATGGTGATAATTATATCGTTGATATATATATAGGTTCGTCTAAATATAAGACGATAGTACATTATGAAGGAAAAATGATATAAAGAAAAGGCATCGGGAATGAATCTCGGTGCCTTTTTATTCTGTTATTTATCGAAGAACTTATCAATGAGTCCTACGGCTTCATCCTTCTTCTTGTCTATGATCTTGGCATATATCTCTGTTGTGGATATGCGAGAGTGCCCAAGCAGCTTGCTGGTGGTGTATATGTCTGCCCCAAGTGTGAGCATCATCGTGGCGAAGGTATGTCGGGCAGTATGGAAGGAGACGTTCTTGGTGATTCCACACGATTCAGCCCACTTCTTGATTTGAGCATTCAGGTTTGGGGCACATACCAGCTTGTCGAATACCAGTTCTCCAGTTCGCTCCGGCAACCAACTGACCGCTTCTCTTGATAGTGAATAGGTGATGATGCGCTGAGTCTTCTGCATTCTCTTGATCATTCTGTATCTGGAGTTGCCATCCTCATCGGTGTACTCTTCAATATCCTCCCATTTAAGCTGGCGGATGTCCGAGATTCGGAGACCAGTAAAGCAGGAGAATATGAAGGCTTGCTTGGTTGATTTGTCCTTCGGCTCTGATGCTGCCATCTTCTTCAACTCAGATATATCAAGATATACCCTTTCACTTTCGGGAGCCTTGATCTTGGTTCCAGTATCAATGAGGTCGATTGGATTCCTTGGGATAATCTCGTCACGTACAGCTTTCTTTAGCATAGTGTTGAACATAGCAAAGTACACCTTCTGGGTCATACCGCTTAATGGCTGCTCAGTGAATTTACCCTTGGCGGTTCTGAGATAGGAAATGAATCCTTCGCAAAACTTCTTGTCTATAGCTGCCATCGTCACTTTTTCTCCGGCATACTCATAGATGTGTCTCTCCACATTGCTGATGGTCTTGATGTACTCGTCACCTCTAGTGGTCTTGGCTTTGTAGTCGCGAAAATTCTTGATCCATTGAGAGAAGAGCATCTTGCTTGGCTCCTTCTTCACTATGATGCCGCTTCTGTTCTGGGTGAGTTCCACAATCTTCTTGGCTTGCATAGCTTCAATGATTCTTCTCGTTTCCTTATTGGCGGCTATGGCTGCAGTCTTACCCCTGCCATTTTCAGGCAAGAGATAAAGCTTCGGGTACTCGTATTGTCTCTTGCCGTTGATGGTGTAGGCAAGATATAGGCTTGTCTTACCGCTGGGCATCTTTCTTTCCCTGATTTGCACGATTTCCTTTTTCATAAGCTCAATGTTTATTGTTGACGGTGCAAAGATAAGAAGAAAAAACGAAAGCACCAAATTATTTAGCACCAAATTAGCACCAAAGTTTATGTAAACAGATGTATATTGTGTGTATAGTATGTGTGTATTATATGTTGTTTTGAGTAAATGTAACGAATTGATAATCAGGTGTTAAACTATACATTTACTACACATATAGTTACATATAAATGAGCTACATAATGTTTTTGTATTAAATGCTAAAGCCCATCCGGGAGGATGGGCTTTGCTCTTGTTAGTATAATTGTTTTCGTAGGTTATCTGGCAGGTATCGTTTGCTACTGGTTCATCCGTACCTTCCTTTATGAAGTGAAAAGTGCTTCTTTTTGCAGAGGATAA